TTTTTTCATTTTATTTTGTTTATAATGATGTTATAGTTTCCCATACTGTACCTGTAAAAACACATAACTTATTTAAAGTTGTATCATAAACCATTAATCCTGTTGCAGGACTGCTGATTGCATTCTTTTGTGTTGTTGTCATTCTTGGTGGAAGAAAGCCTTGAGTTGTAGAAGTAACTGTTAATTTACTTGATGCAACATCGGTTGTAGTTCCTAATAACAAATTACCTGTGGAAGCTAAAGTTAATTGAGCAGATGAGCCACTTCCTGTTGTGAAGTTTATATTACCTGTTGATACATTATTCCAAAATGTATAATTGCCTTCAGTTTGATTATAAAAAAAGTAATCTCCACTTTTTAAAATACTTCCTGAAGTATAACCACTTGAAAGTTTTCCAATTTGTGTATTGGTACTTCCTAAATAAATTCTTGAAGAAGCAGTAGTTCCTGTTGAACTATTTAATAAAGAAATTGATGTAGTAGCATCTTGGGTTTTAGAAACTGTTAAATTATCCTGCACCCTTGCAGTTCCATTAACATCAAGTTTATATCCTGCATCGGTGGTTGTTCCGATAAGAACATTTCTTGTTGTTGGTATTCGCAATGCTTCAAGTCCATTAGAAAAAAATGTCAAATAATAACCACCATTATTTGCCCATAATCTTGTTTCACCTGAACCTACATCTGTTGATAAGTATCCAAGACCACCTGCTAAATAATAAGCATAAGTTCCTGATGCACCCCCATTTCTTACAAGGTTCAAATATCCTAAAGTACTTGATGATGATATTGCTTCTACATAATGTGAATTAGCTGATGCTCCACCTGTAAATAATCTAAAGCCTCCTGCAACTTCTAATTTATTAGTTGGAGAAGCAGTTCCTATCCCTAATCTTCCATTGGCATTATCCCAAAATAAGTTACTACTCCCTGTCAAACTTCTTGTTGCATTCCAATAACCAACTTGCCCACTTGTTCCACTTCCTCTTGTATATGGAGTTAACATTGTTGCAGTATCACCTGTTCCTATTTTTGAATTAAAAGTACTCCAATCAGTTGTAGATAATGCACCTCTATTAGTAGCTGATGCAGTAGGTAAATTAAATGTATGTGTATCAGTTGCTGAACTAATTGCAAAATCAGTTCCACTTGTTCCTGTTGCAAGATATTGTACTTGTGAAGTCAGCCCATTAAGAGCATTTAAACCTGTTGAAAAGGTTGTAACTACTTCGCAAAGATTGCTATTCTCGGTATGTAGTGTTATAGTCCTTCCACCTGTAACTACATAAATACGAATAGCTAATCTATCGGTAAGAAGCAATGATGTTTGTGGAACTGATATACTTGTAAAATATTGGTCAACTGTTGTTCCATTGGTAATTCCTTCAGGATTTGCTGAACCACTTGCAACAAGAGTAAATACATTTGAAGAACTTACTTTGTAAATTTCACCATAAAATTGAGGACTTCCACCACTTGCACTTGATTGAAAATAAAACTCCAAGTTCCAATTACCTGCTGGAATATTCAAAAGTGAAGGGTCTCCTGCATCAGTTATGAATGATGCAATATATCCATTTCCTTGTCCGTTTGTTCTTGTGAAATTTGTTCCTGCTCCAAGAATAGGTGTTTTATTCATTTCATAATAAGTATCACCGCCAAAAGTTCCTTGACTAACACTCCCATTCAAATAATAATTAACAGATGAACCTCCACCAACATTATCAGGAAAGTTAGCTAATGTGCCATCACCTCTTACATATTGACTTGATATTCCTGCTCCTGTTACTGCCAATGTTCCATTACTTGTTAATGGTGAATTAGCCACGCTAAAAGCAGATGGCATAGTTAAACCTACACTTTTCAATCTTGAATAATTAGAAAGCATTGATGAAGTATCTGAAATATTCAACTTCAAATTTATCCTGTTACTTAAAGCAGTTGTATCAGTTCCAACAACCTTCCACTTTGTTCCATCAGCAATATAAAACACACCATTCAAAACTGCAATACTTCTCGCTGCTTTGTTTCTGATTGTATCGCTTGGATGTATAGATACACTATCCGACTTCAATCTATCGGCTTGGAATCCATAACCATTGAACTTTGTATATTGTTGTGCATTTACTTTTAAAGCAAATAAACTAACTATTAGTAGGCATATTACACGCATCATAATCTGAAATTGTATTTATGTTTATTGTTAAATTAACTCCTGCTAAATAATCTTCAAACTTGTCGCTGATGACATTATAAGCAATATTGGTATCAACTATATATGTTTTGGAATTGCTTCCTGTTCTTAAACTGCTTACAATATCAGCAGCAATTTGAATCTGATCACTTGTAACATCTGCTTCAAATTCATTCTCCATTCCTGCTTTATCCAAGAACCAAAATGAAACATTGTAAACTTGCTCTCTACCAATGTTCAAACTTCCTGAATTAATCATGAAGCAACATAGTGGAAACTCTGGTTGATTAGTTGCGAACAACCAATCTTGCGGAGTTGCAAACTTTACTTCCTTTATCATTGCATTGCTTTGAAGTAGAGTTGTTATTGTCTTTTTTAATTGGTTGTAGGTCATTGAATTTTTGTTTTACTTTATCTACAAACTCTCTCTTGTAGCTTCGTTTTTGCATATTATCTATATATGAATGTGAATGTTTCACCAACTTGAAATACATCGCCTGTTGGAGCATAAATCACTCCATTGCTTACTTGCAAGTAATTCAAATCAGATACAGTTGTATTGCTTCTTATTTTTGTTAAACCGTTTCTTGTTACACTTATTAAAGTTCTACCTACCAAAGCAAGAATACTAAATTGTAAAGTATCTCCGCTTCCTGTTATTACATAGCTTGTTTCAGTTGGTGTAACACCATTCATTCCACCGCTTATTATTTTGTTATCTCTATCTTCTCTGCTTCTGCCTAAATAGATTGGTGATGTGTAACCTTTATTAACAGGGAATATTGTATCAACTCCTGTTCCTGGATTTAGGTAAAAGAAAAATAATTCATAGTTCTCTTTTAAATAATCAATCAATCTTTGTTTGTAGAATTCACCATTGCTGATATATTTTCTTTCTAACAATTCCAATTGTCCTTTGCTTGGTGCATTGCTTTCTTCAGCAGTTTTCTGCAAAACTCCTTTGCTAAAGAATTGATATGAAGTCATTGTAACAAGTTCTCCAATAGTAAACCAAACCAAAGAATCAGTTACATAATTATTCAATAATACTTTCTCATCATTGGTTAAATCATTTGCTTCAATTCCTTCTTGTAATCTATTATACAAACCACTACCCAATGCAGGAAGGAGATATTTATCTTGTGCTAACTTAATAGCAGGTTTAATCTGTTTGCCATCAATAGCATCACTTATAGCAACTCTGCTTTTGATTAAAGTTTCGTTAATGAAAAGAATGTTTAAACTCATTTATTTTCTTTTTAAAATTAATACTTTCCATTCATGTCTGCAAAATGGTCTATGCTCATTCGTTCCTGGCAATGTATACCAACCACCCCTTCTGTCCCAAACACTATATCCTAATCTCATGCTGATGTTTTCAATATCACTTCTGCTCCAAACTTTACGCTTTGCAATGTCTAACATTCTTGCACAAAATGGTCTGTTCTTTGCATCTTCAGGACCTGCATAAGTATATCTGATTACTATATCTCCGCTCTTACTTTTATTTCCACCTTTAATCTCATCCAATGGCTTTGCCAATGTTCTATCTGATTCAGTTACATTAATCAAATTATCAGCAACTAATTTGCTTATAATTGTAGTAACTTCTTCAACAGGCATTTTCAAAACTTTAGCAATGACTTCATCTGTTATTCTTTTGTCTTTGCTCATTAAGTCAAGTATATTCGCTTCAGTTGTGCTTAATGAATCAACTGCGAACTTAAAAAATGAACTTGCAGAATGATTGTCTATTTCATTGTATTGCATTTTATCTTCGCCACTATTGGCAAATTCTTGCAACAATACATCATCTTGCAATGCAGCAAATTCATTCTTTGGATCATCATCTATTCCTAAAAAAGTATTTACATCTTCATCATTAAAACCAAACCCACTCTTTAACATCAATGATGCTTGGTTCTTATTTAATTTGCCTGAAGTAAATTGTCTAACTATTCGCATCACTCCTTGATATTGCCTTCCTGATAGATTCTTGATGCTATCATTTGCACCCATTGGAGTTGGTGTTGTAGTTGTTGGCAATGCTGCATTTTCTTCAGGCTTTAATCCTAACTTTTCTCTTATCTCTGCTCTTGTCATATTTGCTGCAAGAATATTCTCGCTAAACTCAAAACTCAATGGTTCAACTGGAACTATTTTCCATTCACCTTCTATTCCTGCTTCGTTCATTAATTTAGAGAATACAACTTCCAAATCTTGCTGCCTTGCATTTACATAGGTATTGTTGAAGATAGTATAAGAATCTCTTAATTCATTTCTGCTGAATACTGAAGTTGCAGGTATACCAAATAACTGGCTTGAAGTAATCTGATGTGCAGAAAATATCTCTTGTTGAATCAATGTATTTACATTGGTGAAATCTTCTTTTGTTAAAGATGTTTCACCTAAATTAACTATATCAACTGCATTCTCTTTTGATGGATTGAAACTTATTACAAACCTATCTCCATCATGATTGCCAAACTTCTTTTTAATATCTGCTTCAACTTCGCCTTGTTCTTCTTCTTGTGGCAAACCATTGTTGAAGTTGATTAATTTAGTTGCAACAAAGTTGTGCTTTGCATTTCCTAATAAATGTCTGCTTACCTGTATATCACTTTCAATGTAATTTAAGCCTTGAAAATAAGAAGGCAAAGGATATACTTCACTCTTTGGATTATATTGCTTTACATAAAGGATTTGACTACCAACTCTATCATTCAAATTGAATGCAGGATAAACTCGCATCTTTTCTTTGAATTGTGATTTATCCCAATCATTCTTTACATAGAATGTTTGTAAATCTTTTGAAACCCTAACATTCTGAAAAGGCAAATGATAAACATCTGCAATATTGCCCAAAGTATTATAGATGATTTGCAAATAATAACCACCATGCAATTCATCATCTAAAATTGATTTCTTTAAAATATCATTCCAACTTTCGCCTTTACTATTTGCTTTCTTCGGAACTTCTTCAAATCCTTTACCGAAGATGTAATTTGTTTTCCCTTTAACAATTGCTCCATGTTTAGGAGATTCTGCATACAAATCAATCAGGTAATTTGAATAGTTATTTTTGTCGCCAAACTCAACATATCCTGAACCATATTTTTCTTTGAATTTAGGTTGTTGTGCTTGGTCAAATTCTATATTTATTATGTTTCTTATTTTATTCACCATCGTAAGTTTTAAATATGTTAT